AAACATCAACAGTTTCTCCGACAGATTTTCCACGAATATTTAAAAACAAATATTCAATGTCAAAAGTTGCAAGTTGATCAACTTTAATTCCTTTGGTTAGAATACAGTTTCCAATTACAGTTTTAACTGCTTCTGCAATTTGCTTTGAATCTTCACTTTCCATTGCAATGATCAAAATCTTTTCTTCTTTCACAAGAAAAGGACGATATTTGATTTCTTTCTTAAGAGATGGAACTTCTAAAGTATACGAAGGAGTCGCAATCTTTGGTAATGGCATAATGATTTACAAATTAGATAAGATTATTTATCTGTACTTTTGAAGGTCTGTTCCGTAAAGAGACTCGTATAATGTTTGACCTGCTGGTTTTAATTCTACACCATTTGAAGGTAACGAACCTGGAGATCTTGGAACTAGTAATGGTTTTGGATCAGATGGTGGTTGTGATGCTGATTGAGATGCTTCTTTATTGTTATCTTTCTGTTCAAATACATCTAAACTATAAGACTTACCAATTACATAACGATCCATTTTAAATGTTGCCGACATTTTCATAATATCCGAACTTGCATAAGCAACAGGAATTGAAGAGATGCTATATGGATATAATCCTATAAAGGTATATTCAATTTCTTTTTGATAATCACGATCAAATTTAACAATTCTTGTTCGGTTTGACTTATAATATTTTGGATACTGCATTCGAATAATATATCCCTCATCAACATTACTGCTGATTGGTAGATTATTTCCATTGATTGGATTTGTTGATCCACTTGCAATGAATTCCATCCAATGCTCTAAAAATTTTAAAGTTTTATAATTTTTGTCAACATAAAACTCTAAGGTTATATCTTGATATTGTCTACGGTGTGCAAAAGTTTCAGTGATTCCCATATAGTTTCCAGCAATATCTACAGTTGAAAGCTGCGTTGTAGGAAGAACTGCATTATGGCATAAAAGACCTGCATCCTCAGCAATAAATCTTGCATTAACTCCTCTTGTTCCTAAATATGACACTAATTCTCCAGGAAGTCCACCAAATTTTACTTCATAATGAGAAGTTTGTGCAAGATTCGTAAATAATGGTCTGATATCTGATATCCTACGTGGTGTTGCCACTCTAAATACCTATTATGAGTTTCTTATTGTAAGTATTTAGATGTCATATAAGGGAAAATATAAACCATCCTTTCCTGAAAAATATAAAGGTGATCCAACAAATATCATTTATCGCTCCTTATGGGAGCGTAAGTTTTGTGTGTATTGTGACACGAACGAAAGAATATTAGAATGGTCCTCAGAAGAAAAATGTATTCCATATCGATCTCCAATAGATGGTAAGATACACCGTTACTTTCCGGACTTTCTCATTAAAGTTAAAGAATCTAATGGTTCAATTAAAAAGTATATGATTGAGATTAAACCATCAAAGCAAACTGTTCCTCCACAAAAACCTCAAAGACAGACAAAAAAATATATCAGTGAGGTTTATGAGTATGCTAAAAATCAATCAAAGTGGGAAGCAGCAAGAGAATGGTGTGAAGATCGTGGTTATGAGTTTAAGATCATAACAGAACACGAACTTGGTATCAAGTAATGGCACTCACAGGATACGAAAAACCACTTAAGGATTATACAAAAGAGCAATTAGTTGAAATTGCAGAATCTTATAACATTTATTATACAACTGCAAGTGGTGTAGGAAAATTAAGTGGTTATCGTAGATTAACAAAAGATCAATTAATTAGTATTATCAAAAATGATCCTGATTATATTAATAAAAATCCAAAGGCGCCAAGAAGAGTAGACGGTAAAAAAAGAACAAATCGCCTCAAAGATTTTAAAGAATCATTATTTGGAACCGAAAGTCCAGAAGAATTAATGAATGAAATTTTATCAAGATTAAGTGGATCTGAAGTGGCATATCCAACAACAGGAAATTTTTATACTTTCATTTATTATGCAAAGACACCAGGAATTCGTTATGATCGGCATCCACTAATCAAGGCAGGAGATATGTTAGAAAGAGGATTTCGTGGATTTAACTATCATTGGGTTGGTAGAGGAACATCTCCAATAAGACAATATAATACTCAAGATGGTGATCGATTAGTTAGTGGATTATATGAATTAAGTCAACAAGAATTTGCTACTTTATTATCAGTTCCTTATGCAAAATTAATTCAAAATTAACAATAAATAATTAAAAAAGTAAATGGCAGAACAACTCCGTTATCCAATTAAAAATATTGAAAAGGGAGACGATTATTTTAAGATTCAGGTCATTAAGTATGAGGCTCCTGGTCTTAATTTAACAGGAGGTTTTGCATTAAGAACTACCGAAGAAGCATTGCAACAATCTGGAAGTATTAAAAATTCTTTGGCAACAATTATACTTCCAATGCCAGCAAATATTCAAGATAGTAATGCTGCCGAGTGGACCACTGGGCAAATGAATCCTGTTCAAGCAACTTTAGCAGCTGGTGGAAGTAGTGCAGTATTAAGTTCAAATTTATTAGGATCACTTGGACAATCAATTACAAAAGGATTTGATAACATTAGTGCCGCAATAAAAAGTGGAGAAGGTCAAAATGTGACTGCAGCATCAGCTGCTGGAGCTGCATTAGCAGCTGCATTAGGGCAGGGAGATATCAATCAAATTGTTTCTAGAGCACAAGGAGTTGTATTTAACCAAAATGTTGAATTACTTTTCAATGGAGTTACAATGCGTCCAGCATTCCAATTTTCATTTGATATGGTTCCTAGATCGCAAGAAGAATCAATAATGATTAAAAGAATCATTCGAACTTTTAAAATTAATATGACTCCACAAAAAGGAAGACCAAGTGAATCTGGAGGAGGTCTTTTTGTTAAAGCACCAAATGTTTTTAAGTTGGAATACATGAGTGGTGGAAATATTCATCCTTTCTTACATCGTTTTAAACCTTGTGCTTTAACACAAATGAGTGTCAATTACAATGGATCAAATCAATATGCAACTTATCCTGATGCAACACCAGTTCATATGAATTTGTCACTACAATTCCAAGAATTATCACCAATTTACAAAGAAGATTATGTTGATGATTCAGGAAACTTTAAACTTCCAGGAACAGGATACTAATGTCATACTTTAGAGAACTACCCAACTTAGAATATCAATCATTTTTATCAGATCGAAAAGCATCTGATGAATATTTACTGGTTAAAAATCTTTTCCGTAGAGTTAAACTTCGTGATGATCTTCAAAATGTTTTTACGATTTTTAACAAGTATCAAATTGTAGATGGTGCTCGTCCAGAAACTGTTGCAGAAGAACTTTATGGTAGTGCTCAATACGATTGGGTTGTTTTAGTCTCATCGGGAATTACAAGAGTTAGAAATCAATGGCCTCTCTCCGATAAACAAGTTTATGATTATGCAGAACAGATTTATGGAACTGATTTAAATGCTATTCATCACTATGAAACCACAGAAGTTAAAGATTCAGAAGATCGATTAATTCTTCCTGCTGGAAAAGTTGTTGATTCTGACTTTACAATTCCAAAACCAGGATCTCCCACAGAAACATTAAATCCTGTTGTTGGAATTTCAAATTATGAATATGAAGTTCTTAAAAATAATAAAAAAAGAGGTATCTATGTTCTTAAACCAAGATACTTACAACAAGTTTTAAATGATACAAGAAAAGCGATGACTTATGATAAATCATCGCAATATGTAGATAATAAATTAATTAAAACTGAAAATACTAGAGTATCAAACCCCTAAGAATCAGTCTTCGGCAAGTTTTGCGAAGTAACTGAGGGCATCATCGTCCTCATCTTCCTCAACCGCAGCACGGCGGGTCGGTTTCAGAGAAGACAGTTCATCACGGAGATCCTCAGTGAGTTCCTTCACAGAACCACGAGTGTTATCCTCATCAAGATCTTCGGGATCTTGATAACGAGGAGTGCCTTTAGTACCAAGCACATAATCAAGACGCTTCTTCAGTTCATCGTAGGACTTAAACTGATCTGGAGCAACAATTTCGGCAAGCGAATATTGCTTCTTCCAAACTGCTTCCATTGCATCATCATCGTCCAGCAAAGGA